CGTAAATGCTCTAACAGAAGGTGAAGACCTTTCTGAAGAATTCAAGGGCAAGGCTGCAACTATTTTTGAAGCTGCGGTCAAGTCAAAACTTCGTTCTGAAGTCGAAAGAATTGAGTCTGCAAAGACACAAGAAGTCGCTGAAGAAATCAACAGAGTGCGTGATGAATTGACTGAAAAAGTTGATGCATACATGAACTACGTTGTAGAAGAGTGGATGAAAGAAAACGAACTCGCAATTGAGAGAGGTCTCAAAGGTGAGATTGCAGAAGACTTCATCACTGGACTAAAAGGTTTGTTTGAAGAACATTACATTGATGTTCCAGACGAAAAGTATGACATTCTAGAGGCACAGTCTGAAAAGATTGACGAACTAGAGTCTAAGATTAACGAACAAATTGAGAAGTCTGCTTCTTTGAAAAAAGAAAATGACCAACTAGTTCGTGAGTCTGTTTTTGCAAAAGTCTCTTCTGACCTCGCTGATACAGAGGTAGAGAAGTTTAAGTCTCTTGCAGAAGATGTTGATTTTAACGGTGAAGAATCATTCACTGAAAAACTCAACACGCTCAAGGAAAGTTATTTCCCTAAAGCAACTGCTATCGCTGAATCTGTAGACTCTGAAACCGATGGTGACGATTCTTACGATACAACTGGTGCAATGGCCGCTTACATGGCTGCTATCAGTAAAAATGTAAAGCGAGCTAAATAATCCAATATGAAAATTGCGGATTGTATAAATATTATAAAGAAAAACTCAATTAAGGAGAAATGAAAATGTTCCAAACAGAACATCTACAGGAAAAGTGGCAGCCAGTCCTCGAGCATAATGATTTGCCTGAAATCAAAGATGCGTATCGTAGAGCTGTAACCACTGTTATCCTAGAAAACCAAGAAAAAGCACTTCGTGAGGACAAAGCGTTCCTTTCAGAAGCTGCACCAACTAACGCCACTGGCGGTTCAGTTGATAACTTTGATCCAATCTTGATTTCACTTGTACGTCGTGCAATGCCTAACCTCATCGCATATGACGTTGCTGGTGTTCAACCAATGACTGGACCAACAGGTCTTATCTTTGCAATGCGTTCTCGTTACTCTTCACAAGCTGGAACTGAGTCTTTCTACAACGAAGCTGATTCAGACTTCTCTGGAGCTGGAACACAGGCTGGAACTAACCCTGCTGTTCTTAACGACGCTGCGCCAGGCACATACACTGGTGGAACGGGTATGGCAACATCTGCTGCTGAAGCACTAGGTGATTCTGCTGGTAACTCTTTCGCAGAAATGGCATTCTCAATCGAGAAGCAGACTGTTACTGCAAAGTCTCGTGCCTTGAAAGCAGAATACACAATGGAACTTGCACAAGACCTTAAAGCAATTCATGGTCTTGACGCAGAAACAGAACTTGCTAACATCCTTTCTGCTGAAATTCTTGCAGAAATCAACCGTGAAGTAATTCGCACTATCTACACAACTGCCGTTAAAGGTGCTGCTGCTGATACTGCAACTGCTGGTGTGTTTGATATGGATGTTGACTCAAATGGTCGTTGGTCAGTTGAGAAGTTCAAAGGCTTGATGTTCCAAGTTGAAAGAGATGCTAACGCAATCGCTCAACAGACTCGTAGAGGTAAAGGTAATATCATCATCTGTTCATCTGATGTTGCATCTGCACTTCAAATGGCTGGTGTTCTTGATACTTCACCTGCTCTTAACAACAACTTGAATGTTGATGATGCTGGTAACACATTTGCTGGTGTCCTTAATGGTCGTTACAAAGTTTACATCGACCCATACAGTGCAAACACTGCTGCTAGTCAGTATTACACTGTTGGTTACAAAGGCACTTCGCCTTACGATGCTGGACTTTTCTACTGTCCATATGTTCCTCTACAAATGGTTCGTGCAGTTGGTGAGAATACTTTCCAACCTAAGATTGGCTTCAAGACTCGTTACGGTCTAACTGCTAATCCTTTCGCACAAGGAACTACTGCTGGTCTTGGCGCACTTACTGCCAACTCTAACCAGTATTACCGTAGAGTTAAAGTTACAAACATCATGTAATTTTAATAAAAAGAATTGGGATAACCAATCACTTTTAAGGGAGTCTTTCGGGACTCCCTTTTTTTATGTGCGTTATAAATAAAGGTATAAAGGAATGAAACTATGCCTGTAAACACTAATGTATTAAATCGACAACCTAGTAATCTTGACT